TACATAATATACATTTCTACGAAAATGTCAAGAACTTTTTTAAGTTATTTCACACGCGCCGCCAGCACAAGCAAGCTCACCTGACAGGTCAGTGTTATCATCTACCTCGATAACTTTTGTCAAGTCTACTTCTTCTAGAGTAGCCAACATAGCCTCGTAGGTTTCCTTAGAGCAGTCTTCAAATGGTGCCTGCTTGTATGTCCCGCCGTCGTATGGGAGAACTGACAAACCATTATAAACCTTTCTGTTTTCCCACATCCACTCACCAACATCAGCCCACTCAGCTTCCTTAATAGAAATAGTGGCAGAGACATTGTGGGTGTTCTGTCCACTTCGGGTGCCGGGATTAACCCAATCGTTGCTAATCTTGGCTACCCTTCTAAGTAACTGTAAGGCACTTTCTGTTCTCATAATGGCTCCCTCCGGTGCCCTTTGTGGAATAGAAATGACTGCTGTGTCGTGTGGTCTGAAGTATTCGTCTTCAATCATATCTGGGTGGAAGACAGAAAGATAAGTGTAGATCGCCTCATTCTTTCCGACGCGGAGGCGGCGAATGTAATAATCATTATGCCAAGCATGGATACCACTAGATGTTCCAAGGGTTAAAGATGTTGTCCCCGCTGGCTTTACAGTTGTAGTCCTTGCTGCCATGTTTATGTCCAAAAGCTTTGCCACTCTTTGGTTTTCCAACTTCACAACTTTAGCCGCCTCTTTTGTGTCTAGACCTAACACTTTGCCGGAGGCGATTCCCGTCATGCTCACTCCAATCAGTGCTTCCTTTTCGGTAGTACGACGCCAAACATCTCGAAGGTAGTGAAAGTCAGTATAGCCAGCCTGAAGTGTGCCGATGAAGGCTGCTGCCTTTACGCGACCATTCAACTCATCTTGACTTTCAACATCGCTAACATTAACTTCTGTTAGATTACAGAACTGATAGGGGCGGAGTGCGATTTCACAACAAGGGTTGGTCCCCCAGTCTTTATCATTGGAAAAATAAAATCCCGGCTCGCCGCTGCCTGATTCTTTGACTCTCTCCCAAAGATCTTGGAAGTATTCTTTGGTGATTCGATGCCTAAGAAGAACGACAGAGTTGTTGGCTCGCCCCCTCTGTGGGCTGTGCTCCCACCAATTGCCAGATTTGGCAGCTATCATTTCATTGTCGTCGGCAGAGAATAGAGAGATGAGTGCCGCCCTTCGGATGCCCCCAGCCAACACCGCATCTGCAATGTGACATATCATATCGTGAGCTTCAATGGTGGAGAGTTTATCGCCATTTTCTTTGGCTTCAAACATGCCCTGAAGTTTCACTAGGCACTCCTTTAGGGGTTGGGGACCGGGGGCTTTACCCCCAGACGTAACAAGGCGAGCACCTTTGGGTCTAATGTCGGAGTAATCAAATCTCAACTTTGACCCTCCCTTAAAATAGGATTGAACTAGAGCTTTCACTGCGTCAGCCCAACCTTCGATGGAATCATTGACCAAGAAGCGTCGAGTCCTCTTGGAGGCTGGCTTTTGTATTTCTGGTAGTTTTTCTACATGGTGCTTCTGTACGCTATACCCCACACCTGTTCCCCCTAGTAATAAGAACATAACCTCGCTAAAAACTCTCCAGTCATCAATCGGGGCGAAGGCGCAGTTATAAATTCTGTTCGGTGCCACTTCAATTGGCTTGCCTCCGAACTGCATGGAGCGCATTGATGGCAAGACTTTTTTATCATATACCATCCTGTAAGCAGACTCGATCTCTTCTCTAAGATCTGGATAGCTCTTGATGTGCATTGCTTTGTTTCTGTCTACGATCTCTGTCCACGTCTCTCTTCTCTCTTTTTCTGGCATGTATCTGGCGTACTTCATGTGGACGGTGATGTCCGACAGAATATCTCGTGCCACTTTATCTTTATCTGTCATTCGTTTAATCCCTTATTTTAGTTTTTTATATTTCTCTCTCAATGATTCGCTCTGAGTTTTAACAGTTGGAGCGACTGTGTTGCCAGCAATACCCATAGGCAAAACTTTTATCTTCACATTTGAAGTATCCATCTTAATAGGGAATACTAATCCGTCAGGACCATTCCTGTTCTTGGCTACAAAAAGTGTACCCTTGTTTGCTATTTTGTCTTCTTTCGTTCTAGAAATGGTAAAGATGAAATCAGCCACGAAACACTTATTAAACGCTTCCGAGATTGCTTCCATTGTGATAACTTCAGCGTTCAAACCACTTCTGTTTGTTTGTGAGGCAGTCCAGATTGGACACTCAAAGACCTGAGATAAACCTCGAAGCTCTTCATATATAGATTCTAGATCGTGTCTTTTCTCGCTGGTTCTTCTGGTAGTTACGGGTTTTAGAAGGTCAGCATAGTCAACAATGATCATATCTATATCTATGCCTCTAGACTTGATTCTTTCCAAATGATTTTTAATTGTCGTCGTAGTTGCTGTTTTTGTTGGATATTCTTTTATGATTACATTTCCTTCAATATCCTTAACCTTGTCATAAATCTGCTCTTTGAAGTGAAACATATCCTTCAGCTTGACACCCGTGATACAACTATCATAGCGACCAGCGATAGATGTATCAGCCATCTCAAGACTATAATGAATAACTGTCTTGCCTAGTTTTACTGCTTCTGCCCCAAGATGTACCAGAGCCATAGATTTACCAGCCCCAGTTGGAGCAATGACAACACCCAACTCTCCATTACCTAATCCATCCTTACAAATCCCATCTATCTGTTTCCAGCCTGTTGTGATTGGATTTCTTTGTTTAATCTTAAATCTTTCTTCAAAGTCTAGCTTGTAGTCGTAGCCGAAGTTTACATCGGTTCCCAGCTTCAAAGCATCGTTGATTACTGTACTAATCTCATCAAAGGAAGAGTTGTTAAGGAGCTTGACAGACTGCATCATTGCTTCTTTTAGTTTCTGTTTCTTACAGAAATCAAGCGAAGTCTCCTTGACATAATCACAATCCTCAATGATAGAGTGATCATTTAGCACACTTAGTAAGTATTCTCTGGCTTGTTCTTTTACTACATCATCTGCTATATCGTTCTTAATAAGTGTAGCCATAATCTTAAGTGATGGATACACTTCATATTTTTCTTTGTAATCGTATATACTTCTCACTATTGACTGGAGATACTTAAACTCTAAGAAGTTAAAGTCTAATACCTCTCCAATCTGATCTGCGAACACTCTCTCGGTCAAGATGAGGTAAGTCAGTTTGTCCTGAAATGTCTTACCAAACCTAGAGAAATCTGTTTTGTCTGTCATTTTCCTTCCTTACTTTGTACTACCATCTTGTTGAAGAGTGCGAACAGATCATTCCAATCATAAGCACCGAAGCCATCCTCAATCATCATTGCTCTAACACCAGACTTATTAAAGTTTAGTGCTGGGTCGTTCAACATTCGCCTAATATACTGGGCACTTTGGGCTGAAATGTTTGGAACATACAACTGCATCATCTTGTAGTTCTTTTCAATCAGTTCTCTTTTTTCTACCGTGTTCTTGAAGACTTTGAGTTTGCTGTCAACACCCTCGGCATACTCAACTAGTTCTTGTATGGTGTATGATTTTTCCTCAGAAAGAAAAGGAAATCGCTTAGATACAGTCGCCAAACCCGCTCCGCCGATGCCGGGAAGGTTGTCGCTCTTGTCACCTGCGATTGCTCTAGCAAGTGCGAAGTTTGTTGGGTGAATCTCAAACTGCTCTAGGATTCTTTTCTTGTTGAGAATCTCTTTCTGGATTGGTCTGTATAGGATAGTTGAGTCGTCACATAGTTGGATAAAGTCCTTATCAGAACTTAGGATAATCTTGTAGTCCTCCGACAGGGCTTGCGACTGAGAAGCCAAAGCAATAATGTCATCAGCCTCCACATTCTCAACATAAGACTGCATGATTGGCATTTCATTGAGGTATTCTATAATCCTTTCCTGTTGCCAGTTCTTGTTGTCTTCTTGTTCACCAGCAGTCATATTGTGGATGTCTCTGTTAAGACGAACAGGTTTGCGACCAGCCTTGTAGTTTTTATCTATAGACTTCCGCTTTTGGGAACCACCATCCCAAGCAACAAAGATAAGATCTGGATTGATGGTTCTACAAACAGATTGTAATGATTTGATGAAACCTTTAGTGCCACCGATGGGCTGACCATTTGTAGATAAGCTGGGGTCTACAATATAGTTTCTCATAAAAAGATTAAGTGCGTCAATAAGTAATACTCTTTTTTTACTCGTCATACTCCAACTCGATGCCTAAGTCTTTGAGGATTTTTTCAAGTTCCTCATTTAACTTGTTCTCGTCGTCGGAATCAACATAGTTTTCTTCTTCTAGAGCATCAATATAATAATAGGCTTCTGCTATTAAGTCGGTAATCTTTTCTAGCCTCTCCTTGAGACTTTCTAGATCGCTCACGAAAATGTCCTCCTAAGTGTTAGTAGAACATAACTATGTCGCAGTTTCCGTTTTTACTCCGACGATTGAATTACTTTATCAAAATGTGGGGGGAATGTCAAGAAGTTTTAGTAGTATCTGTAGATTATTTTCTTCTTCTTTGGATAGGGCTTGTACTTGTAGATGACCTTGGTTCTGTTGATATACCGAGGCACATACTTTACTTTGGTCTTGTGGACGTATTTGGTTTTATACTTGGTTTTGTAAACGTATTTGGGGACATAGATACGCTTTTCAACGATGGTGGGTTCTTTTATATGGCGTACCTTGAAAGTACAGCCAGAGAGAAAAATAGCAGCGATAAGTCCAATTAATACATTCTTCATTAGTATGACCTCCTGTACTAATTAGACGTATCGCTTGACTATTTATTCATCCTTTTCTTCATAAAAATCTTCAGCGTTACCCAATCGCTTGTCAAACTTTTGGATTACTTCCTCGTCCATGACATCGTAGACACGCTGCTTGAAGGTAGGGTCTTGCATCTTCTCATCCCACTTGGAGGGCTGGAACTTTATGACTTTGCCATCGCCCATCTCTAAAGAATACCATGCGCCAGCACTACTCATATAGTTTGACCCCTTGATGGCTTCGAACAAACTTTGATCGTCTTGGACGCCGATGTCTTCGGTTCCCCATAGAATCTTAAAGTTACATTGCCGACCTTGTGTTCCAAACCTGCTCTTCTCCAGCTTGACCTTGACCTCAGAGCCGATGCGGAAACCGCTTTCGTCAGTAATGAATGATGCCTTTGCCTTTCGCCCTGTGAGCCAGATGCGAAGAGAATAGGCATAAATCATAGCCTTGCCACCGGGAGTAACATAGGGTGTGGTCAAAGCCTCACTGGGACTCCTAGTAATGTTGCTTTTCAACTGATTAAGGACCAAGAAGGTTGATTGACTATTGGCGATAGGTACAGTCAACTTTGACATCCCTTTAGCCAAAATCCTTGCCTTTACTGCCATGGAAGACTGTGGATTAAAGTCTCCTTCCACATCGGAAATAGCAGGTGTAAGAGCAAGAGAATCCCAAATGAAAAGCATACGATTTTCATTGTTAGCCAGAAGATCCTCGATAGTTTCAAGCACAAACTCAACAGACTGAGCTTGAACATATAATAAAGTACCAACATCGCATCCTGCCTTTTCCAAAAACGCAGGGTCAATAGCTGACTCAGAGTCGAAATAGACAACATCAATTCCTTTTTTCTGAGCGTTTGCTGCGACTTGCGCTGCCAAGAATGATTTACCTGTTGCTTCAAGACCTGCAATCTCCGTTACTTTACCGACTGGAATGCCAGCCAGCTTTCCTTTACAAATAATAGAATCTAGCCACCTAGACCCTGTGGGAATCCAATCCGTAACTTCGGTTGGATTTTCCTCGTTTAGGTTGTGTGCCACAGTCATACCCGCTCGCTTATTGATTAGCTTACGCATATCAGCCATAGACAGCTTTCCTGTTTTTGCCATAGTGTCTCCTTAAAAAGAAGGGGGGCACGAGCCCCCCATTGTTAGCCTGCCAGTTCTTTAAGGGCAGCCTCAACATCGTTTGATGCCTCAGTCTTTGAGGCATACTTTGTTGTCTCAGAGGATGCTTCCTCCGCGTCAACATTAGAGTTGAGGAACTCATCAAGGATGCCTTGCACATCCTCAGTAGACTTGCGCTCAAAAAGCGTGTCAAGGTCAGGGACAGTTGCGACAATCTCTTGGCATGCATCGTCGCCGTCTTCACAGAGGGGAGAGGATTTTCGTCGGGGCTGCACCTTCGTTTGAGGGTACATCATACCGGGAGCCTTTCCGTATGAAAGAACAAGATCAGTTCCTTCACCGGGGTCAGTGATGTCGCCGTAGTCTGGGTTGAGAACCAAACTAAGGAGGGTTTCGTATACGGTCTTTCCGTATCCCCAAACCTTAACGCCTTCAGATTCTTGTCCACGAACAAGGACAGGCGAAAAGAAGCGCTGGCGAGCAAAGAGGCTTTTTGCTTGCTGGATGCTCTCTTGTGACCCCTCGTTGAAGAGTTTGGTCGCAAAGTTACAAACAGGGCAGTCATCCCCAAAGTTGCGCTTCGGAC